ATGAAACGAGGTGGCTTCCTAAAACGGCGCGCGCCCCTCAAAGCGAAGGTCGGAATTAAGCGCGGCACTGTGCGGTTGAAGAAGGTTCGCAAGGATACGATCGGCAAATTAAAAGTTAAGCTCTGGCAGTTGTGCCGGGCGATAATCATTCAACGATATGGAAGCGATTGCTACACTTGTCCTGCAAGGGGTTTGTCCGGTTCTAATCGGCATGTGGGCCACTTCATCTCCAGCTCAGTCTGTTCTGCGGAGCTTAGGTACGACCTCTCGAATCTCCGCCCTCAGTGCTATCGTTGTAATATCCATCTTAGTGGAAATTGGCCTAGCTATGAGCTTCGCCTACTACGCGACGGCATAGACGTGGAGGCCCTGAAGCGGCGCAACCAAGAGACCAAGGGCAGGCAATACGACCGACTGTTCTACGAGGAGAAAATCGCCGCCTACTCTTCCCTTCTAAGCGAGCTACAAGCTAATCACTAACGTATGATAAGAACCTACGATAAAACAGCCAACGCGTCCTACACTGTATTGAATGAAACATCTAACCGCACTGTAGCAAAGACCGTGCAGGTGTCTGACAAATGCAACATCGACATCGACAAAGACGGTTTCCCCATTGGTGTTGAAGTGCTGTTTTAGCCCTCACCCCATCTACCCATGAATAAAGTAAAAATAACCAGAGAACAAATTGTCGGAGCTTTACGAGCACACGGTCTGCCGATAACTGACGAACAATACTTTTCCTTGCCGATTCATATCCCTCTGTATGGAGAGCTGGGGGAGGAGCCTGCTACTGCGGGGGAGTGTTGCGAACGGTGTGTCGTTCATGTTGACGAAACTTTCAGAAGCTACAACGCCGGATGTTATTACCCCGAGTGCTCCTGCCATCGCTCACAGGCTGAGAAGGCACAAGTCCATAACTACGGACGGGGTGACGCAGTTCCTTTTAACGAAGCCTTCCATCTTCCCAAGGAGCTTCCCGTTCCTGAGCCAATAAGCTGGAATGCACTTCCCGATGCTGACTGGAAGGTGATGATCGAACGCAAGTACAACGAACTCATCGCCTACCTCCGCCACAAGGAACAATGAGACACCCTGGCGATGGTTTTAAACGTAATCAAATGGCAGGCTTCACTCCCTCTCGCTTCAGAAGTTGTACCGAGTGCAACCAGAAACACCCACCTGGGTATAACCACTCGATATGCAGATTGTGTCTGATACACTTAAGCAAACGAATATGAACTACGATCTAGCAAAGGAACTTCAAGACGCTGGCTTTCCGTACAAAGCACAGTCATTCCCGTTGTTCGTCTCCGAAGATGGAGAGGTGCCCGCGAGAGTTCCCACCCTCGAAGAACTCATAGAAGAACTCATAGAGGCGTGTAAGAACCGCGGTGGCTATCCTGCTTTTGAACTAAGCTGGATACGGGCGAATACGGCAGACGAGTGGATGGCGAAATTGTTTTCCAAGGTAGACAATCCTGAAGCAAAAGGCCCCACCCCCACCGAAGCAGTTGCCCGCTTGTGGCTCGCCCTTCAAAAAAAATGACCATCCTCGGCGCAATACCAGATGAACTACTTTATCTTAAAAACACTCAGCGAGTGCATCCTCTCCTACCGCACGAAGAGCCAGGTGCAGGCGTTCCTGCGAACAAGCGGATACCGGCTCAAGCAAAACGAGCTGAAGCGCGGGTACGGCGTCGAGTTTCCTGAGAGGCTCAACGCCACACGTATTCAATAATCACACTGCTGACAAAAACGATGACAGACGCCACGTACCCTACGGCTTGGAACGGATGGTGCTGTCCCTGCTTCAAGAACCATTGCATCCATCCGACCGCTTTGAAGAGCCAACCGCAAACTTGCGTCAGGCCGATGGCCAGCGCAAACAGTGGAAGCCATAGGTGAACGCCGAGGGCGGGAGCAGACAATTCCCACAGAGCCATAAGGAATGGAAAGCCAAACACACTGTATTTGTTGATAATGTCAATTGGATCGTCGAACGTAGAAAATACGTATGCTGACGCTCGCAAGACCCACGCAATATACACAACAATAGCGCCGACAATGAACGATATTACCAAACCGACTGCAGGCCGGCGTCCCGCCGCGGTTAGAAGTTTCCTGATAAGGAAAAGAGAAATGTAATCGGCACCGACGTTGACGGCCAGCGAGGACAGGACGAGGATTACGTCCGGTTTTCCCATCCAAATGTCCGGTCCAAACGTTTCACTTTGAAACCACACGACGGCGCATAGAGCGGTCGTGATTACGGCCGACCTGCAGAACGCCCTCAAATGCCATAGCGGCTTACTGTATATGCGGTCGAATACCTCAAGTGCATAATTTGCCAGTGTCTCCTTATCCGGCGGTTGAGACTGCAAACGGGCTGTCAACGCCTTCTTCGCCGGCCCTGACGCCTTCTTATCCAGCCAATGGAATACGCCGTACGTCGCCGCCGCATATACGAACGGCGACGCGAAGCCCAACAACTTCAGCACTTCAGTCAGCCAGCCCGGCATCGCTGTCCCCTTGCGTCCTCAGAACCTATGGTAGAATAAGAATCAAACAAATCAAATGGCACGAGGAGGAAAACGACTAGGAGCAGGTAGGCCGAAAGGGAGCACACAGCGCCCGCAACTTCGGGATTACTTCAACGAGGATGAATTGCTGGACTTCATTGAGCTTGTGAAGACCCACATGGTCGAGGACATGACCATCTTAAGGTTTGTAGGCGAGCAGATATTCGGCAAAGCGGTCCAGCCCATCAGTGGCGACCCAGTAGACCGCACGCCTATCCCAATTTTGCATGTACAGCGAAACGACGGCGACCCGAAAGGTAGCCGCACTACATAAGCGCATCCGCGCCATTCAAGGCGGCACATCCGCCTCTAAGACCATCTCAACACTGATCTGCCTCATTGCGCTTGCCCAGAGCGACATTGAGCCCACGCTCACCAGCGTCGTATCCGAGACACTGCCTCACCTCAAGCGCGGCGCCATCCGCGATTTTCTCTCCATCATGGAGACGCATGAGTACTTCAACCCCGATCGCTGGAACAAGACCGAGCTTACCTACACGTTCGAGACCGGGAGCAAGCTTGAGTTCTTCTCGGCAGATCAGCCGGGCAAGGTACGAGGCCCGCGGCGCGATCGACTGTTCGTCAATGAGGCGAACAATATCGCCTACGAGACGTTCGACCAGCTCGAAGTCCGTACAAATGAGTTCATCTTTCTCGACTGGAATCCCACCAACGAGTTCTGGTTCTACACCGAGGTGCTTGGCAAGCGGGATGACGTTGAGCACATCATCCTCACCTACATGGACAACGAGGCGCTTGAGCCGGCCATCGTTGCATCCATCGAGCAGCGGCGCGGCAGAGCGGGATGGTGGAAGGTCTACGGCGAAGGCCAGCTTGGCGACGTTGAGGGCAAGATATTCATTGGCTGGAAGCTCGACCTAGAGGAGATCCCGCACGAGGCCAGGTTGGAGCGTTTTGGCTTAGATTTTGGATATACGAACGACCCCACGGCCCTTGTCGCCATTTACTACTTCAACGGCGGCTACATCCTGGACGAGTTGCTGTTCTTTAAGAGTCTCAGCAACAAGCAGATCGCCGATAGCATCCTCGACCAGCCGAAGAAGGCCCTCACGATCGCTGACAGTGCAGAGCCCAAGTCAATCGACGAGATACGCAGCTTCGGCGTCAACATCCAGCCCACCACGAAGGGACCGGGCTCGGTCCTTCAGCGCATCCAAATGATGCAGGACCAGCAGATAAGCGTCACCAAGCGAAGCACGAACCTCATCAAGGAGTACCGAAACTACCTGTGGCTCACCGACAAGGATGGTCGGATTACCAACGAGCCTGACCACCTGTGGAGCCACGGCATGGACGCTGCAATGTACGGCATGGCCTCATTGGTCCCGATGATACGGCGCAAGGAGATGATCGACGCCCTGCCCCGCATCCAGCGCAAGCAGCAAGCCAACCCAGGACGATGATTACCAACATTGGAAATTGTTTCTACTGCAAGGGGCCTGTGTTCGCCGCGCCCGGCCAGAAGATCAAATGGCTGAAGCGCACGCCCACGCATTTTGGAGAGTCAGTCGGAGAGGCCAAGACCTACCCGACCCATAAGAAGTGCCGCAAGCTATCAACACGCGCCGCTTGACAGATTTTTTCCATGCTAGAATTACACAGTGAAAACTACTCCTAGGAAGAAGCCGGCAAAGAAGCGAGCATCAGCCAAGACTCAGTTTGTCGTCACGCTCGAATTGAACGGCACTGAGTTCGTTTCAAAGGGCACAACGGCCCTCGCAGCCGTTGAAGCTCTTGAGTTCGATCAGCCTAAAACCAAAGGCGTCCTGACAGCCCGTTTCGGCAAACTCCGCAGCAACCCGCAGCTCATCGTCGTGCCGACGCTTAAGCGCCTCGCCGTGAGCAAGTTTGTTCAGATTATCTGGGCCAAGCGCCTTGAGATGACGATGAAGTAACTATGGACATTTATCAGCTCTGCAAGTCCGAGGAGGCCAACTACAAACTGCCCATCCCCATCATTGACGGCTACGAATGGTCGATGCACCGCCACATCCGCCAGACCGTCCTCTACAAGAACAGCCAGCTTGAGAGCGGCAAGAACGAGGGCAAGGCAGACGAGAAGCCGGTCAAGAACATCATCCGTCCTATCCTCAACCTTCAGTACCGCTCTGAGGGCTTCGACGTGAAGGATATCGAGTTGTTCGTCAACTCGCCGAAGGACTACTACAAATCGCTTTTGGTACGGAAGTTTCATGAGAAATGGGCGCGCGAAAACAACCTAGACACCTTCATTGATGAGATGGTTGAGAGCTTCGTCGATTTCGGCGGCGCACTGGTGAAGAACATAAACTCTGCCCGGCCTGAAGTCGTCCCGCTCCAGTCCATAGCGTTCTGCGACCAGACCGACATGCTGTCCGGCCCCTTGGGCATTAAGCACAACTACTCCCCCGATCAGCTCATGGAGATGGAGAGCAAGGGCTGGGGAAAATTCGGCGTCACGCTTCAAGACCTCATTGAACTGGCCGAGCACGCCAAGGAGGAAGCTTCGACCGGGGAAGGCCAGAAGGCCAAGACGCCGGGGAAGTACATTGAGGTGTACGAGATACACGGCATGTTCCCGAAGTCGTGGAGCACCGGGGAGCCGAGGGGTGACGACGATGAGGCTTACACGCGCCAGCTCCACATCATCGCCTACTATGGCAAAGGCGAGGGCCGTAGCGGCGTAACGCTGTATCGCGGCAAGGAGGCCGAATTGCCGTTCAAGCTGATCCTGCGCGACAAGATATTCGGCCGTGCTTTGGGCCTAGGCGGCGCTGAGGAGCTATTTGAGCCCCAAGTATGGGTCAACCTTGGTGTTATACGCATCAAGGATATGCTCGATGCTGCGGCCAAGAAGATTTTCAAGACGACCGATGCTCAGTTCGCCACTCGAAACAAGACGACCGACTTGGAGAATAACGAAATACTGGTGCTGGAGGATGGCAAAGATATTGCGCCGCTCGATACGTCAGTCCCCAACGTCGAGGCTATTGAGAACAATGTCGTGCTTTGGGAGGAGCACGCACGTCAGATGGGCGGCGCCAACGAGGTAGCGCTAGGCGAGCAGCCCAACTCTGGCACGCCGTTCAAGCTTCAGGAGCTTATTACGCAGGAGAATAACTCCATCCACCTCTACCGGCAGGGCAAGCTCGCCACCTTCACCGACGAAATCTACCGCGACTGGGTACTGCCCTATGCCATGCGCGAGATCAGCAAGGGCCAGGAGTTCTTGGCCGAGCTAGACTTGGACGAGCTTCAGGGCGTGGCCGATAGCCTTGTTACCAGTGAAACGAACAAGGCCATCAAGGAGCGCATTATCCTCAAGGGCGAGTTGATGGACGAGGCGAAGGTAGAGTTGTTCAAGACTCAGACACGCGACCAGTTCATGAAAGGTGGCAACAAGCGCTTCATGAAGATAGCGAAGGCTGAGTTCGCATCGATTCCGGTCGATGTGTACACCAACATCGTTGGTAAGCAGAAAGACCTCTCCGGCAAGACCGACAAGCTCGTCAACATCTTCCGCCAGCTCATCGCAGCGCCGCAAATTCTTGACGACCCCCGCATGGCGAAAATTTTCAATGAGATACTGGAAGCATCGGGTCTCAGTCCCGTGGACTTCTACCAGAAGCCTCCGCAGCAAGTGCAGCCGCAGGATCAGCAGCAGCCCCTTCAGTCCAAGCCCAGCACAGCGGAGCCGTTATTAGACCTAGCTAAAGCAGCATGAACAACCAAGAATTCGCAGAGCAGATATTGAACGACATCGAGAAGGCCGAAGTGCTGAAGTTCATCGAGAATCGCACCATGGTCGAGGCCGTCAGGAAAGTGCTTTTGTCGGGCGTGTACTTCAATGGCACGCTCCGGGCCGGCGAGAAGGCCGAGCCGGGCCGTAACTTCGCCTTGGCACTAGTGGTCCAGGCGCTCGCCAATAATCAGGAGATTTCCAACGAGCTGTTGGGTCAGGACATCCGCGGCGCGGCCGAAGGCATCAGGCTCGTTGAAATCGGCTTCTCTCAGCTCGACAAGTTCAAGGCAGCACCCGAACCGAAGAAAAAGGAGAAGAACCCCGGTCGCTAGGGTGTGGACAGCGAGCTTGCATAAATTATTGGTGCTATAATTACTGAAAAGAACATGAAAGCAAACTCAGACCGCAATCTAATTGTTCTCTCGCTTCTAGCGTTTTGCATCTTGCTCACCGCAGTCCTGCTTTTCGCTGCCGACAGAGCCAATGCCTCCGCTCCCTCCGGCCTTCCAGCTACCGTCGCAACCTCGTCTACCCCAACCGTCACCACGACGACGTCGCTGGTGTTCGCAACGACCTCCAACTGCGCAGCGCGCGTTATCTCGACTGCATCCAGTTCCATCATGACCACGTTCAGCGACTTCCAGGGCGACGCGCCAAACGCCGCAAAGGGCTTCTGGCAGGCCGCCAGTACGACCAAGGAGTACGACGCCGGCCTCTATGGATGCGGCGCGTTCAAGATTTACAGTTTTGCCACCCAGCAGATCACAGTGCTGGAGAGCCGCTAATTATCACTAACACCATCACCATGGCACTACCCGCAAAGAAACCATCATTGAAGGACAAGCACCGAGCGCTGTTGACGCCGCCCAAGAAGAAGCGTGCAGCCAAGAAGCGTGCGATTACTAAGGTCGTTAAGCGGAAGAAATAGCATGAAAGCATCAGCATTTATTGGAGCACTTGCAGCAGTCGTTGTTCTCGTAGCAGGCTATTTCATTGTCGCTCCCGCGTTCAACCAAACGCTGGGCGCAGGGGCAGGGCCAGAGGACTCTAACCCCTACGCCAGCAAGGGCGGCGTTCAGTCGTTTACTAGCACTGCCTCATGCATCACCGGCACCTCAACCGTGTTCTCCATTCGAAATCCGCTCAATGCGACCTCTACGCTGGCCTACGCCAGCATTCGTGGTCTAAACGGCGCGACCACGACTGACATCATTGTGGGCACTTCCACCACACCAGCACCGGCAGGAACCGCAGTCGCGACCACCTCGATAGTTGGCAACATCTTCGGTCTGTATAGCATCGCAGCGAATGCAACGTTTTCTTCTGTTGCCGGCGTGACGATGGGACCTGGTACGGGTTACAAGGCGCCTTCTGCGGGCACATATCCTACTTCGCAGTCCCGCGTGGTAATCGGCCCCGGCGAGTATGTTATCGGCTTCTCCACTTCGACCAATCCGACTAACAACGGCGGCATCACCGCATCCACTCTTTCGCTGCCTGTCTCGTGTCTGTTCGACTACGTGTTCATCAAGCTCTAAGCAGCCGGGTCTCTCACTCCCCGCCATCAAAGAGTGCATTACAAGCGGTTATCACTCCCACCAAAAGTGACTAAGCCTTCTCATTTATGGCAGATGAAAATGACAACGAGGTAGTGGACGACACCGAGGACATAGAGGACGTTCAAGACGATTCTGATAAGTCCAAAGCCGACCCAGAGCCCAAGGCGAAAGCTAAGCGCACTGACGAGGAGGAGCTTGAGTACCTTGAAGGCCGCGCCAAGAGGATTCGCACGAAACTCGGCAAGGACAAAAAGGACGAGCCCAAGCCCTCCGAAACCAAATCGACAGAGCTGGACTATGGACAGAAGGCGTATCTCACCGCCACCTTGGCTATCAAGGGCAGCGACGAGTGGGCCTTGGTCAGAGAGTACGTTGGGAACGGCAAGTCTATCGACGATCTCGTGGACAACCGCCACTTCAACAACGACCTCAAAGACCTCCGCGAAGCGAGAGCTTCGAAAGAAGCACTTCCAACTGGTTCCAAGCGCGCACAGCAATCAGGTGCATCGACGGTTGACTACTGGATTGCGAAAGGCGAATTGCCTCCTCGCACCCCGGAGAATAAACAGTTGCGCATCGACGTGATTAACGCACGCATGAAGAAGGGGAAGAGCAGCGGCGTGTTCTACAACTCCTAGCCTGACGGTCTGGTCCTTACTGGACTAGCTATAATAGGCTTATTTCTAACACCATCGTTTATCAGGAGGAGTGGGAGGACAAATTCCAGGAGCGCCTGGACCATCCCACCAACTGGAAGGAGATATGCCGGGTTGACTACACCGACACCAAGGTGCTGCACAATCCGTACATGTCCACGGTCCCTGCCGTTCAGAATGGCACCCGCGGCACGGCATACTCATTCCAGGATTTCGCCCTTACGGACGAAAACGTAACGATCGACACCTACAAGGAGTTGCCGATCTACATAGATGATGCTGACCTTGCACAGAGCGACTTCGTCAAGCAGATGGAGTTGGCCGAGATGCAGGGTACGCTCGTCAGCGAGACCCTTGAGGCAGCCATGCTTGCCTCTCACGCCGCGTGGACCAATGTTGGCGATAGCTCAGGCACCATCACCTCTGGCATCACAACCGCCATCACGGTGAGTCCGAGCAATATCGATGACATTATCCGTGGCGTGAAGCGCATTATCCGTAAGGCGAACGGCTCGAAGAAGGCAGGCCGCAATGGCATCTTCTTCATCTGGCGCCCTGAGGACTTCGAGATTCTCGAAGGCTTCGTGCAGGCCAACGGCTTCACCACGGCCGATGCGGCGCTCAAGAACGGCACGGAAGCGGGCATGCCCTACATGGGCGCGTTCCACTACATGTCGAACGACCACACGGCCGGCCACGTCTTCGCAGGCGTGCGCAAGCTGTTCAACCTGGGCATCTGCAAGTCTACCTACGGCAAGATTACCAAGATCGTTCACCCTGCAGGGTCGAGCGGCGGCAATCTTTCCGGCACCGGCATGCACACCCGCGTCGATTACAAGTTCAAAGCTTGGAACAACGACGCAGCCCTGCTGTACGACCTCAACGTCGCATAGTTGTTCTCTCCCTCAGCCTCTCAGTGCCCTGCGAGGTTGGGATGAGCAAATAACACATATGCCAGACCAACTCTCACCAGAATCCGCAGATGCCATACACAAGGCCAAGAACGCCGCCCAAGCGGTAGAAATGGCCCGTGAAGCGCAGGTGCAGGAGGCCCTCAGTAAGTTTGCCGACCAGAACAACAAGCAGCTTCTCAGCATCCTCAAAGAAGTGTTCGGAGAAAGTGACGCTGAAAACCCGAAGGAAATGAAGATACTTGTTCGGCGCATCCCCATCCTCTGCACCAACATCGAGAACATGCACAAGGCCATCGAGGAAATGCGGGCGAACCAGTCTTGGGTGATTAAGCTGATTATTGGTGCCGTAATAGCGGCGGTTATGGCCGTTGTACTCAAATGAGTATCCCATTTAACGACACCACCAACTTCCGAGGCATCGTCCAGCAATACGAGAAGGAGATTGGCGCGAACCAAGGCCAGATTTCAGGCGATACACAGAAGCTCAAGGAGTTCACGGCAGACGTGAACTTGGCCTTTGACGACTTCCTGAATATCGCCATCCCCGCCAGCGGCACCTATCAATATGACGACAGCAACCACACCGACTACCCGTTCATCAAGACTAACATTGTC